AAATCAAACCCGGGACTTTGCTGAGACATTGTTTGTGCAGTCGCGGTCGAGAACATTTTCATCAATTCCGGACTCTGCTTAATAACATCATTGAATCCGGGTGTAGCAGTGGAAAGTGCTTTATTGGTTATATTCAAGACAGCACCACTGAATCCAACGCGTAATAATAATGATACTTCAGGAGACATCTTACCACCCTTATACTTGTCGTGGAGCTCCGAAAAAATGTCTTCATAACTATCAATATCCTCATTAATTTGCTCACCCCAGCCATCTAGATTTAATCCAAATGGGTCAAATACTGCGTTACCATATTCAAGTGAATTAATCAATGTTGTAAACCACCAACCTTGTAACTTAACACTGTCTTTTTTACGTTTGTCTTCCATCGCAGTTTCATATTCATCTTCGACTTCATCGTAATCAGAGTCTAGATTGAAATTAGAATTATGTTTAATTAACCCTTTTTCATACCATTCATCCAATTTTTTAATCATAGCACGCTTTTTGCGACGCTTTTCACGCTCGGTCATACGTGGTGCAGTTGTATTGGGAACATCATTCATTTTACCGTAGCCGTCCCACGTGCTTGTAGAACCGATACCGTCCATCGTAGCAGAACCAATCTTAGAATCGGTTTCAAGAGGAGCATTAGTAGGCGTATTACTAGCACCGCCAAATTTAAATATATCAGCAAATCCTCCGCCACTATTTGATGTGGATTCGTTTGGTTTATTGGATAATTCGTTTAATTCGCTTTCCAGTGCATCTAAATCTTTTACATCAACATTTGTAGAACTAGTTCCTGAACGTCCTTTATCATTCATTAACAATTCTATACCAGGTCCGAAATTCACAGAAGGACCAGAATCGGCAGGCCTTGCTTGTTCATGGTCGTGTAATTGAAAAGATACAGGCTCGAGATCACTTAATCCAATATCAATGATTTCCATAAAATCAACTTATGATAAAGACACACTATTTATTTTTAAGTTGTCCGCATAAGTAATTAGTTTTGTGTGTTTTAAATACCAGATTCCTTGTAAAAATGCATCGGCCAAATCGTCCTTCTTGGGTGTATGTAAAATATCTCTCCAATTTCCTAAATGTTGATTTGAACATAGGAACTTTTCGCAAAATTCGACACTATCTTTTTTATGTTGTTTATAGGTATCTCGTTCGGCAGAAATCACTAAATGTTTTAATTTGTTTGCAGAAGATACAAACTCTATATGTGGTAAATATGGTTGCATAATATAATATTGCGCCAACATTCCTTGAACTGTTTTCATGCGCGACGCGATTGTAGATATTTGATTTTCCATGATTGCATGTGTAATGTTATGAACATTGCGTAAATTATCCAAACACGTTTTCATATTTCGACCGATAGTGATTAAATCTACTTCACCTGCTGTTTTTTTCTTTCTAAACACAATTGGATTTATACCAATCGCATCCAGATGTTCCAAGATAGCATCACAATACGCCTTTTTGGTTGAAAATGTAGGTGTATCTTTCCATACTTTGTATGTATTCCCACAATCAATCAACTCGTCTTTCTTCATTTTTTTTATGGTCGCTGGAGAATTCGATTTATTTCTCAATATCCAGTTGTTCAGTTTCATATCTTTTTTCATGTGTGTTTCGCAATAATATTGTCCGTCTTTCACATATTTTGCCTTACTGTTACAGTTACTATCTGTATTTTTCTTGGCGAGTTTGCAAGTGCATTTTTGAGGTAATTCACATTCATCCATTAAATTTAATACACCCCAGTCTTGGACTTGAACTGTATCGCCATCAACAATAAAAATACAATAAGCCATATTTTTGATTCCAATATCAAAGCTGATTAATTTCATGTGTAATAATAGTTGATAACCAATTAGTTCTAAATGGGTGTTTAAAGAAGAAATAAATGAAATATTACATGTTTGCTCCTTCACATGCTAATCGGTCTGCTTCTCGATTCCCAATAGAATGTGTATCCGTTAACTTAGTATGTGCTTTTACATGAATAAATTTGAGTGTAGACATTTGCGAATATAGTTCGTATAATTCACGAACCAAACCCTTATTTGGAATATCGTCTTTCCACTGTTTTTTAGCACATTTTTCGCCATATGTCGTGGCGCATCGTATTGAATATTCTGAATCGGTCACAATAGCTACACATTTACCGTTTCGAACATCATTTTCGACTAATTGTATTGATTTTACAATCGCAGTCAATTCTGCAGCATTATTCGTTTGTTTACCGGAAAGTCGCATTGATACATTACGTGAATCATTTTGGCTAAAATATATCCCGATGCCTGCATATGCATGACTTGTACCATTTTTGCTACACGCTCCGTCAGTATATACATAATAATCTGGTTGAGAGTCATTATTTGTAGACAGTTTGGTATGTTCATCTATAAATTGGTTCGCATCTTCTAGAGTAGTAAATTTTTTGAAGATAGCATTACTATATCCTTGGACAGATTGTTTACAGTCTGTCCAATTATCAAACACCCCTTTTGTATTGCCCATTGCTACTGCGTAATACATGTATTACTATTAGTCATATTTTCACCATACTATTACGAAATCAATTTTTTATACATCTCTCTTATAGTTTTAATCTTGGAATCTAAATAATTGGAGGTTAAAAATAAGAACGCGGTTAATGAACCAACCTCTTGCAATTCCTTCAGTCGAATATGTTGAAATCCGCTAATTCCGTTAAATGGACTCGGTATATGTTTAATAGTTAAACGAGCAAAATAAGAAACAATAGCGAATATAGATATAATTAGAATCGCAATTAACAGATGTTTGACGAAATTAGAATAAGTATATACTATTTTTGTATTATCCTCTTCTAGATGACCAATGCGCTCTAGCACACCATCTATAATAACATTCAATAGAATTGCGACTATAAATTGAATCGCTACAACATACATAATATCCAATGATTTCACTAAGCGAAACGGTATCATTATATATATTACGTTTATTTTTTAGACATATAGGAGAATAATTGTTCCTGCGTTAATGTCTGAGGTTCATGTCTGTTAGACAATTCTTCGCGGCTTAAATATAACTTTTTCAAATCGCTTTGTTCGGTTTGGATAATACTGGGATCTTTATAACCTGCTCCTGTATTTGAGAGAACATTACCGCTGCCTCTTTCGTTTTGACGAAATCGGTCAAAATATCCACAATCATTACAAGACTCTTTAAAATTGGATTCAGCTATTTCTTTGGAATGTTCGACTAAATATTTTCTGTATTCCCAGTTGGATTTTACACCACTCTGTTTTATTAAATTATCATTTAATATAGCCTCGGGTTGATGAGACGCGATTAACGAACGACCATCCCCCATATTTGCAGGGAATGATGGATATACATTATTTGTCGCATACCCAAGAGTGGAAACGCGCGTTTCGCACTGTCCACAAGAATATGCTGATGATATGGGTTCAGGTTGAGGATATGAGAACATTATATATTATTCAATATATAATGTTTTCAAATAAATATTTTAAATCTATGCGATATCGCGGGATTCAATTAACTTGATTATTTGTGCTTTTTTCATTTTAGATGCATCTTCAATCCATCCCTTTTCTGTTATGTATGACCTTAAATCGCCTAAATTCATTTTTAGAAAATCGGGAACATTTTCTGATATATCCTGTGTTACATCAACCGGAACTTCGTCAGTTACTAATTCTGTATTTGTGGTTTCCTCATTTGCGATTTCATATTCTTCGCTCACCAAGTCAACACTTATATCATCTTCCTCTACATCAGACACGATAATTTTTTCGTCATCACTATCTTCGTCATCACTATCTTCGTCATCACTATCTTCGTCATCACTATCATATTCAGACTCGCTATTATCTTCGCCCTCCTCAACTTTACCCCCTTCCATAATCACACTATCGACTGGTACATTGGGTCTAATTACCATATTGTGGGGAAACGGTGTAGATGGGCGGTTGTTGTGTACAATGACCGATTTCACATTAGATAATTCTTGTGCTAGATTGTTAATTATTTCAAACATAGTGTCTAATTTACCTTCCGCAATACTTAGACGCTGTTTAAAGTGATATACCAACAATAAAATAAGAACAAAGGATATTCCTAAACTAATAAAGAACGATGTCTCCATAAAACCAAAAGCAGACATTTTATACTATTTGAACATATAAACAACGATAATTAAACGAACATGTGCTTCGTAATATTGTGTATATATATTATATAATTATGGATAATATTTCAAATGATACAGATGTAAAGGAAATCATTAATCCGATAGAGAAAGGTAGTCCCTCGAAAACTTCTATGAAATTTTCCAAGAATATGATTATTATAGTTCTAGCATCTCTTCTATTTTTTTCGTTTTTAGGAGTAAATATTTTTCACAATATTGCGAGCGCAGTATATGGATTTATTGCTCGAATGTTAAGTGTTATGGGTTTCTACACAGGCGCAGTCATCAATACTGCTGCAGATGTAGCAGGTGATACAGCAAAAGGTGGTGTCGATATTGCAGAAGGGACGATTCATTCTCTTGGTAATTTGTTGCAAAACGAGGATAATATTAATGGTGATACATCCATACAACAACAATGGAATCTATCCATGTTTAATTTAAATCCTGCTCCCAAGTCGGCACCAAAACCCAATGTCCCCCCCCCGGTTGTTCAAACGGCAAAGAAGAATT